CTCGGCATCCGTCGTTGTCTTCTTAGCCACTGAGCACCTCCTCGATATCGAGCTCTACGGCGCAGCCGTCGAAGCTCATGCCCTGATCGCTCTCAGGGAATTGGAATGTTCCGTAGACAAATCGCGCGCTGACGATGTGCGACTGCGACTGCCCCATGCTGCGGTTGCCCCGGAGCATCTCCGCATAGGCCCCGGCGTAGCCGACAAGCACGCTCGCAATATCCTCCAGCCCGATCCCGCTCGCCGCGCCGCGCCAGAGCAGCAGATCGGTGATATGCCAGGTGAGCTTCGCCGTGGTGCCCAGCGCGATGAAGCTCCAGTCCCGGCCTTCCCCGCGCGGCTGCATCGGCAGCAGCAGCCGGCAGGGGAGCATCGCCGGCTCTACGGCGTTCGGCAAATGCTCAAGGCCATAGACGGTCGGAGTGATATCCTGCACCGTCACGGCCTTCGTCGCGAGTACATCGTAGATGTCGAGGATGGCACTCACGCCAGCCTCCGATACGAGCGGTAGACGGCCATCACATCGGCCGGCACGGCTGAGGGCATAATCGTCACGCCATCCGCCACAATCGGCCGGTCGATCTCGCCGTTGCCGCTCGATCGCTGGCGATACATCCAGACCGCGTGCCGCAGCACCGCCTGTGCCACGTCGGACGGCGCCTGCGTGCTGTAGCCCCAGCGTCCGACGACGGCGATGGCTCCCTCGGGCTCATCGTCGTACGTCCAGACGACATCGGAGCTCAGCTTGAGGGTGATGCTGTAGTACGGCGTCTCGTTGCGTGGGTCGGTGACGTACTGATCCGATGGGACAACGATCCCATCCCCGTTCGTGATGCTGGTAATGGCGCAGAGGTCTTCATCAAGCCAGAGCCGCCGCAGTCCCTGATCGACGTCGCGGAGGGCGTCGAAGCGGCGCGTGCTATCCGTCGTTACCTGGAAGCGCCTCCCCGCGCCCTCCGGCCCCTCGCAGAAGGCGATAGCGGACGCCAGTAGGCTGCCGAGCAGCTCATCATCGCCGCTCGGCAGCGCCTGCTGCGTATTCGCCCGCAGGTACGCCTTGACGTGTTCGACCTCGGGATAGGCGTTCGGGAACGGCACAGCCTACTCCTCAACGATCTCCACGAGGCCACGCGCCGCGTAGCGCTCGGCTCGCTCCCGATCCCACGGCACAACATCGCCGGGCTTGTAGCTGCGTCCGTGTATGTCACCGAACGACTGGAGTGCCCGGACGGTGAACGCGGCCGAAGCAGCGGCAACGGCTGCCGTAACTGCCGCGTCTGGAGTGAAGATGATCGGCGGCAGCGGCGCGCCTGTGCCGTCGCCCTCCAGCGTCGTCTCCGCCCCATCGGCCGGAGCCTCGATCCCTTCCTTCTCGATGCCGTCCGCAGGGGCTTCCTGCTCGACGGAAGGGATAGTCTCTTCGACCTTCTCAAGCGCTACGGGCGACTCCGCACGCTGCTTTGGCATGGGGGTCTTCTCCTATGGTCTGCGAGCGCCGGAGATGTAGTCCGGCGCTCGCAGACGTGTGCTAGCCGACGATCTCATCGACGCTGGCCAGGTCGTTATCACTGGCCGGCGGGTAGCGCGAGTCGCCGCCCAGCGCCACAACGGCGATCAGACTGGCGGCGGTCCCCGTGGTTACGCGCATCCGCACGTAGCGGTAGGTGGCGCTGGCATCGAGCAGCTCCGCGTCGGAGATCTCAAGCAGCACCTGCTTGTTGTCGTCCGATCCGGCCTTGGTGAGCTGCGTGATGGTCTTGCCGGTGATGTCCACGAACGTGGAGTTGTCGGCGCTGCCCTGGAGCTTGGCGTCGACGGTGCCCGATGCGCCCAGGGCGCCAACGAGCAGGATGAAGAGCGCCCGGCGGAACAGGCGCATATCGACACCCGTGCTGTCATAGGTGCCCGCCGCCGCGCTCTGCGGGTTGACGACACCCAGGACGGCCACGCGCTGATGGAGCTTTTCAGTTGCGGTCATGGTCTCCTCGCTTGAGAGCATGAAGGGGAGGTGTCTCCCCGCCACGAGAGAGGGTGAAGGGGCTTGAACACCCCTTCCCGCGCTGCTAGCTCAGGACGACGAACGGGCTGACCTCGGTATTGCTGCCATCGGCGAGCTTGACCGTGCTATCGAGCAGCGGCTGGCCGTCGCCGCGGTAGGTGATCTTCCAGGTCGTCTGGTCCTTATCGAAGCGGGCGTGCTCCGACGAGGCGATGGCGATCCCGCGCCGCTGCCCCACGGCATAGGCCTGGAAGTCGGCGAGCAGCAGATCGCCGGCCGATCCGGGCGCCGGGCTGTACTCGCTAAATGCGATCGGGCGCCCGAGCAGCGTGCCGGCCACCGGCCCCCGCGCATCCGGCTGGAAGACGGGCGTGTCGCCGATCTTCATCTGGATGAGGTCTGAGATGTTCAGCGGGTGCGCCACCCAGATGGCGTTCTTGAACGAGCCCGGCAGCATGCGCGCCATCATCGCCGAGACGTCCTCGATCTCGACGTTGTTGCCGCTGGCCTTGCGCGTCACGGCGTACTTGCAGGGTGCGTTCAGCACGCCGAGCGGCTTGCCGACGCCGTTGCCGCGCAGGTAGAAGAAGTCCTTGGCGTGCGCCAGGCCTTCCGCGAACAGCTGCAGCAGCTCGCTCGTGACCGACGCCGCATCCTCGATCAGTTCGTTCGAGGCGACAGTCAGTCCGGTGAGCTTGCGGGCGATCAGTTCCACCATATCCCAGACTGGCTCGCTCTTGTCGCTGGAAATGTCGCTCCCCTCGGGGTTCCAGTAAAACACCAGCCCGCCGAAGAACGCGCTGCCGCCATCCGCCGTGCTGGGATTGGCGGTCTGCTTGAGCATTGGAACCTGCTTCGTGGCGCTGCCCATCGAGATACGCCGCGCCCGGGGCTCCACGATCGCCGCCTCGACGCTCAGCCGCTGCAGCTCCGGCTCATACTCGACCGGCACGAGGTAGCCGCCGCCCGAGCCGGACGCCTCGTTTAGATCCTTCACGGCCATCCCGTCGCCAAAGTCCGTCCAGGCCGATTTGTACACCGTGGTGAGGCGCTTGCGGTCCCCGCGCTTCACGGCGACCAGCCAGTCGGCGAACGACTTCACTTCCTTGTCGGCGCTTCCGCCGTCCATCGAGATGAAGCCCGAGTTCTTGAGCGCCGGGCTATCCTCGAACGCCTTCAGCCGCGTGTCCACGGCCGTTGACAGCTCCGTCATCTTGGCCTCGATGCCCCCGGCCTGCGCCTTCAGCATCTCTTCCAGCATTGCCTTCAGCTCGTCCTTGTCCACAGCGATCTCCTTGGTTGTGTGCGTCTTGATTGCCGGTGCCCCGCCATGCCACCCGCCACTGGACGCTGCGGCATCACCTGCCACCTGTGGCCCGGTCTCTGCGGTCAACTCGGACGGGATATATGACTTGAGAGGAATAGCGTGATTCCGAATATCCGGACTACACGGCGTCGGCGTCAGGCTCGCATCGAGCCCGAGCGGCCAGCTCTTGACCCAGAACGCCTTGCCGACCGGCTCACGGTCAACCAGATGTGATGCCGTGCCCGATGACCAGCCGAGCTGGGAGAGCATTCGCTCGTACTGCTTGCGGTTGTGCAGCACGGCCTCGATAAACACGCCATGCTGATCGATGCTCAGCATCCCATCGCCGATGCGCTCCTTCACCACGAACGTCTGCCCGCCCGGCCCCTTGATTGGCAGGCGATGGTTGAAGTACAGCGCCGTCTTGGCGCCGGTCTTCGGAATGCCGAAGTCGGTGTCAGCTGTGAAGAAATCGCCGGCGAGGTCCGGGTGCGTCGCATCGCTGAAGCTCACGAGGTAGCCGCCGATCCGACCGTCCGGCAGGCTCTTCACCGGCGTGCCCATCGCGATGATGGTGTCATCTAGCTCTAGCTCGTAACCGAGCGCCTGACTCAGCGGCGTCGGCTCCGGCTGCGCCCCGAGCAACGGGAAGGTCAGCGTCTCGCCGGCCCAGACGATCGCAATCCGGTCGAACGTCAGCGGCAGCTTCGGAATGTCCAGATCCGGCGTCTCGTCATCGCTGGCCAGATAGCTCAGCGTGATATGCGGCGTGAAGCCGTGATTATTTGCGTACGCAATGCCACACTCCCGGCAGCAACTGGTGAGCCGCTGCCTGAGCTCGGGCAGCGCCGGGCTGTCGGCGTTGACGTAGAGCGCATCGCCCTCTTCGCCGCCGACGAAGCGGCCGTAGCCGTTCACCACGCCGGTTACGGGCGGCGTGACGCTGGCGAGATCGGCCAGCATTGCGATGAGGCGATTTTTCTGGCCATCCAGGTCGCTGGCTTCCGGCGTCAGATAGACGAGCGTGATGTGATCGGCGATGGCCTCGTCTTCGTCCAGCTCGCCCGCGTCGATCAGCGCCTGGCGCGTGTCGTCATCGAGCAGGAAGGCGATCATCGCTGAGACGTTGAGCTGCGTGGACACGGCGCGCCGGATCACCTCGGTGCGCTTATCCAGGGAGGCTGACTTGGCCTCGCTCATAGCGCCGTCTTTCTCCTGATTGGCCATGTCGTTCTCCTGCTGCGCGGCCCGTCGATCGCGTGCCTCGCTCAGCGCATCGAGCGCCCCGCGCACATCGGCCTTGTTCACGGCCCGCACGAAGCGCCGGCCCTGCGTCGAGAGGCGATAGCCGCCCGTGCGGTCCTGTTCGAGCAGCCCGGTCTCTTTGGCGATAGCGCTCAGCAGATCGGGGGTGGCAACGTTGCCACCATCGGCGAAGGTCATCAGCGCCTCGAGCGCCGGCCCGGCCAGCCCGGCATTCTGCTCTGCCATCGCCGCGGCCACACTCGCACGATTGGCTGCCTGCGTTTCTTCTGGCGTCGGCTTGGCAGGCTTGGCGGGCTCTTCCTTCTTGCCCTTGCCGCCGCCCCCGCCGCCCTTCTTTTTCTCAGCGGCAGCCTTGGCCTTCTCAGCCGCAGCAGCTGCCCGATCGCGGCCGAGCGAAAGCGCGTCACGCACCCGGCCGGCGTTGCCGGTCTCCGCTGCGCGAACAGCGGCCCGTCCCTGTGGCGTCAGGCGCCAGGTGCCATCCGTGGCCTGCTCCGCAAGCCCCATCTCGCCGAGCCGCGCGCCATTGGCAGCGGTCAGCAGGTTGCCGTCAGCCGCGTCGACCAAGGCGCCCCGCAGATTCTCATCGAGCCCTTGCTCGGTCAGGATCTGATCGCGCGTGGCTCGGCGCTCCTGCTCCTTCTGAGACCGGCGCTCTTCCGGCGTGAGCTTCGGCGGGGCCGCGCCCTTCTTGCGCCTGCCGCCGCCGCGTGCGGGCTTCGGCGTTGTTGCGGGCGGTTTCGGCGCTGACGGACTGGGCGCCGCGCCACTGCTGCTGAACCGCCCGCCGATGCCACGCACGAGCCGCCCGGCGATGGTCTCTCCGACCCTGGCGCCATAGTTCAGCACCTTCAGCTCGATGTCCCGAGCTTCGGCGTCGAGTTCGGCGATCAGGTTGTCGTGTTCGTCTGGCATTGGCGACAAAAAAGCGGCGCATCGCCCCGTTAGGAGCAACACGCCGCGGCTTTTCAGCGGAGGCAACAGGTTGTTGTGCTTATTCTACCACGTGCTGCAAGGGCTCACGGCGTTCTGAACGCTTTGTAATCGTACGCGGCAAGCCTAACACATCCTCAACGGCGCCGAGTGCCATGATGAGCGCGCGACGTAGGGCCAGCAGCAGGATTCGGGTGCTATCGTCCATCAATCGCCTCCGTCGAATGCTTTCTGCAATGCCTGCTCGATCAGATTGGCTGCCGTCCCATCGCCGACGACTTCATCCGCGATCTTCTCGTCCGTCTTCCAGGTGCCCCGGTGGTAGGACGCCTGCCCTTTCTCGCTGTGGACAAGCCCGGCATAGCCTGCCGTGTTGCGGAGCCGGATCTGAGCTCCCCCGCCGTCTGCTATCCACTTGCTGCCGAGTTGCCCCGATCGCCGATAGGGCACCGATATCTGCCCGCTGCGCAGCTTTGCGAAGAAGCCCCGCCGCTGCTTCGCCGTCTTGAACGCTTGCGGCTTGTGGGATGCCGCCGGGTACGGCGCGATCCGGCCCTGTGCCTCCAGCGCGATGGCGAAGAGCGCCGCCCCGAGCGGCACGGTCAAATCCTGCCCGATGAGCGCAGCGGCTTCCTTCAGCCCAGTGATGTCCAGATCGGCGTCTGCCATTATGTACGCAACTCCACGCAGGGTGGCAACGTTGCCACTACTTTGGCTTCTTCACCGCCCGCAGCGTCTTGAAGCAGCGGCAGCGGATATGGCCGGGGATGTCCCGCCCTCCCCACTCGCTCTGCGGCAGGCCGTTGAGCGGCCCGCAGATCGGGCAGACACGCTCGTCTGCAACGGTCTGCCAGACGGCCTCCATCTCAATCCCCGATCCCTTCAGCAGCGTCCGGTACTCATCAACGGCTTTACTTGCCGCTTCCGTCGTCGCTGTGATGGCGATGAGCTCGGCACGCCGGGCGCCGAAGCCGCCCCGCAGCACGCCGATCAGGTCATCACGGCTCATCCCCGGCGTGGCCCGATAGGTCATTACGGCCTTCTCGACCGCCTGCCGTGTGCTCTTCTCCATTCCCGACAGGAAGCTGGATACGTAGCGGCCGGCCACGTCCTGTGCCAGCGTGGGCACGTCGAAGTGTGGGCCGATCTGCGCCGAGAGTTCGAGGATGGAATCGTTGACAGTCTCGGTGATGGCCGGCAGGAGCGCTGCCGTCATCGAGCTGGAGACCGCCGCCAGGATCGGCTCAAGCGGCTGCGCCTTCATGATGGCCGTTGCCACCTGCTCGCCGTGGGCGGAGAACGCCGCCTTCAGCCGCTCGTACAGCGGCTGCTCTTCGTCCGTCAGGTCTTCGCCTGGAGGTGCCACCTTGAATGCAGCCTTCACCGCGTCTGGCGTCTCGGCGTGCTGCAGCTCGTGCCCGATGAGCAGCAGCTCGTGCGGGTCGATGTAGGGGCTCTCGAATCCCACGCTTGCCCGGCCACGCCGCTCCAGCGCCTTGAGCGCCTTCCGCTGCCACTTTTCCAGGTCAGCCGCCCGCAGCGCGTCGAACGTGCCCGGCAGCAGCACGGTACTGCCGCCCTCTGCCGCCGGAGCGTTCGGATCCGCCGTCGCCGCGCCATCGGCCGGAGCCGGGATTGCCAGCTGGTCAGCAGGCGCGCCCAGTGCCGGCGTCTGCGGCGGCTGCACCTTGGCCATCGGCGGCAGCTCCATCCGCTCCCGCCCCTCGTCTATGGTCATCAGCGGCTGCCCTACCAGCTGGAAGATGGCCTGCGCCTTGGCGAGTTCGGACTTCTGATAGACCTCGAGCTTCTCCGGCGTCCAGATCAGCCGCAGCCCGATCCGTTCGAGATAGCGCTCGTTCAGCGGCCCATCGATCACGTGCTCGCACTCCGGCACGACCGTGAAGTCGTAGAAGTTCAAGCGCTCGGCATCGGCCGTGCCGCCGGCGAGTGCATTGGAGAACAGCAGCGACATCGGCACGCCCATGCCGGCCGCAACGTCCTCCCGCGAGAGCTTCGTCAGCTGCGGCGCGCTGGTCTCTTGGACAGAACTTCCGATGACGACGGGCTTCACGCCGGCCCGTACGACGGCGCTGCCGAAGGCGTTGCGCACGCCAGCGACCATACGCCTCCACCAGGCATCGAGCTTCTCCATCTCAGGCTTCGGCGGATTGCCTTCGACGGTGAGCAGCGTGACCTTGACCGCGCCTCGCTGGAAGAAGCCAGTCGCGAAGCGATCGAGGTAATGCAGCAGTCTGGCTGCCGAAAGCACGACGGCCACCGGCGCCAGCATCCGATCTGGCCCGATCTCGATGTCAGTTGATGGCCCCCAGAAATACGCCACCTGGCGTGGCTTCAGGTACTGGCCCGTGCCGCCCGTGCGGAAGAATCCCCGCAGGCCATCACGCGGATCGATGTCCGGCGTGATGCTCGACGTTGCCAGCCAGAACGGCGTCAGGTTAAGCCCGAGCCGGTTCGTGCCGAGCTCCCAGTACGCCTGGTTATAGCAGCAGAGCGAGGACTCGGTCAGGTAGAGGAGGCTCCGCAACTGCTTGATGAACGGCCGCATCTCGTCATCGTTGGTCACATCCTGGCCGTTGCGCTCGAGCCGGAACGGCATGCCGGCCACGGCCTTGGCGCGAATGTCAACGGCGCGGTACAGCGCGGGCACGCGGGTCTGCCCTCGCCGCGGCGTAAGGCCCGGCCCTGCGTACTCTTCATCGTCCATCGGCGTCCAGGCTTCCGGCCGGAGCGCCGAGAGCGGGATGGCCTTCGTCCCGTCCGTCATATAGGCGCCGTCTCTCATGAGCCATCCCCCCAGAGCAGCCAGCCGCTCTCGCCGAGTACCCAGTGCGCAATGACAACCGCATCGCCCTTATCCGGCGATCGTCCGAGCCGCTCCTTGATATCGTCCTTGCTCTCGATCTGAATGCCTGCCGTCGTGACCTTGAACCGCGGCGCCGTCAGATCGGCGAGCAGCTCAGGGTCATCCGGCAGCGCCAGGTCATCACCGTGCACCGGATCGAGCGCCTCTCGCAGCTTCCAGTAGCTGGCAGCCCGCACGTTTCGGAACTTGAACTTGCCGCTCTTGTCCCTGGCATCGGGAGCCCCCTCCGAGTTGTTCACCGGGATCGCCTCGATGCCCTGTGCCACCGTGCTGTCATAGACCGAGCTGCCGATGCCGATCACGTCGATACCGACCGTGACGCCGCTCTCGCCCTCAAGCGCGTTCACGATCAGCGCCGCCCCACTCGGGCCATCCGGTACCACGGCGCCAGGATAGCTCTCCAGCTCGGCGTACCAGTTGCCGTAGAGCCGCGCCAGCGTGAAGCGATCCTGCCCGCCGCGTGCACAGTCAACCCCGAGGCTCTGCATCGGCATATCCGGCTGCGGCTGCTCTCGCCATCGCTGCTGTGCCGCCCGTACCCACGCCGCCGGGATAACCTGCCACGGATTTGGCACCCGTGCGGCGTTGAAGTTTCCCCGCAGCAGGCTTCGTAGCGGCTCCGGCAGCGCGTCGATCGTGTCGCCGTAGCCGGTGTCAGCCAGCGACGGGTTATCGTCTAGGCTTGCGTGGAAAAACGTACGCGACTTCGGACGGATCATCCGGCCTTCGTGCTCGAACGGCGAGCTGTTCGGCCGTTCGACCTCCTTGCCGTCGACCATCGCGTACCAGCGCAGCTCGCCGTCTTCGGCCGGCTTCGGATGCTCGGGATCAAGCCACGGTCCGAAGAACGTGATGACCCACTGGCCAGCGTCATCCATCGGCGGGTTGAACGTCATCACGACACGGCAGCGCTGCCCCGGCCGCGTCGTTCGGTTCCAGGCCATCAGGAACCGCACGATGCTCTCAGGGAACTCCGTCACTTCATCGAAGGCCATCAGGTCACGTGGCTGGCCCTGATGCTTCTTGCGGTCCTGCTCGTACTGGACAGCGCCGAACTCGATCATACGGCCGTCGCCGAACTTCCAGCGGTGCAAGCTCTCGTTGAAGCTATCCGCGCTGTGCGCCACGCCGTCAGGGTTATAGATCTCCCGGCTGCGTTCTATCATCGCCGCCAGCGACGGGAACACGCGCCGGAAGATGATCGACCGATGATGCTTCGTGCCGGCGAAGCCGAGCAGCAGATCGGTCTTCCCGCCGCCTGCCGCGCCGCCGTAGCCGATGATATCGGCCTCGCTCTCGTAGGCAGCCTGCTGCGGCCCCTCGTGCGGCGTCCAGATCGGAGCGGTGGCAACGTTGCCACTACCAATGCCCGGCTTCTCAGGCTGCTGAAGCTGCTTAGCCTTCGCCTGCAGCAGCTGCCACGATGGCCGCAAGTTTGTCGGCGATGTCACTCCGGCTTCCATCGGTCTCACTCTGTGCAAACTTCAGCCAATCGAGCAAGTCTTTTTCAGTGCGCTCAGCCATTCGCGCAACCGTGCGCTTGGCAATTCGGAGCCGCTCCGCGCGTACCGCGATGCCGGTGAGGAGTGTGAGCCGGTCAACTTCTTCCGCAAACTCGGGGACGGCAAGCCAGCGATAAAGCGTTGCCGCTCCGATGAGAGCTTCCTTTGCGGCCTCTTCTCGCGTTTTGCCATCAGCAAGCGCTTTT